CCCTGGCCTTGTTTGTCAAGGGGTTACGTTTGAAGGCTGTCGCCTGGTCTTTACTAATAAAGTAAAGAATGGGGATTGCGTTACACTTGACACATGGGTTACACTATGCATTGTAGTGATTGACTACATACATAAGAGGAAGGACATGGAATACATAGTACACATAGCCATAGCAGTGCTGATCATTGGCCTGCTGCTTCTGTTGTTTGTGCAAGCAAGACACCTGAAGCAATACATGCACCAGGCACATCAAGCTGAAGAACGTGCCAAGCAGGTGCGCCCATTAACCAAGCGCGAGACTGCCATCCTTTGCAGTGCCAGGGTGAAGGACAGCAAGCGCCGCGCAAGACAAAGGAAGGGACATGCAAGGACTAATTGAAAAGCTGCATGACATGGACGCGCTTAACATCAATCAGATTGCCTATGACAAGCTGAATGAATTGCTTGAGCGCTGCACCATTAACCTGGTCTGCCAACTGACACGCATCAGCAGGCCCACACTTTACAGATGGTTAGACACTGACCGCAGCCTGGAAGAAATGAACACCATGCAGGCGGCATGGTTCATCCTGGTCTGTGAAACATCACCAAAGGTGCAGATGCTGTTGCAGCGCCCACCTTTGTCACACCCGCGCCTTGCCAAGCGCTTATTAGAGGAAGAAGACAATGCCAAGATCGGAACAGAAGATTGATGACAAGGCATGGCTTGAACTGCAAGTCATTGCTGCAATCAGTGGGCTGAAGGAAGTGTCACCTGATCACCCTTTTGTGGTGGCAATCAGGGCAGTGCTGGACAGACCCACAACACCTGAACAACTGTCACTTGACCTTGACTGATTGATTGTTCTCCAAAGCCTTGACCCTTTCATCTAATCGGGCAAAGGCTTCTATAGACTCGACTCGGTGGCTATGTACTTCACTAGCCATCGTTTCGAGTTTTCTAATTATGCGGTCAGTGCTTTCCCTGATGGTGGTGGCCCATGACCTGAAGCCCCAGGCAAAGCCAGCAACAAACAGCGCAACCACACCTTCAAACAGGTAATCAGCCAATCACTTCTTCCCATTCTGCCAGGCACGCGCCAGGTGTGCAGCAAAGTAGAAGCCAATGATGATGCTGAAGGGTGTGTTGACCACATCTTCAAGGGTGTAAAAGATGCGGTCACTGTAGGCTTCCATCCAGGGATGGACAGCGATACCCAACAGGATCAACACAGCCCACAGACCCACCACAATGACCGCAATCAAGCGCCTGGCTAGGTTCTGCGGTTGAGTAGCAGCCAGGTACTTCAACAGGTAATCGCTCTTTTCCTGGTCAGTGAACCATGCCTTGTCAATGCCACTGATGATGGCTTTGGTGGTGTCACTTGATCCGAATATCTTTGCAAGCAGCTTCTTCATCTGCACTCCCTGTCATCTGGTTTGACTGTGCATAGTTCATCAATCAGTTCTTCAAGTTCTTCAAGCAGCCTTTCATCATCAGGGTATTCACGCAGTTCAGCACGCACTTCCCGAATGTCTGCCTTGATCAAGCGCACTTCAATGCGTTCCACATCAGCAGCACTGGCAAAGGTGTTGAACATATACACCACACCAGTGGCTGTGCCCACCAGGGCAGCCCAGATGGTTGCCAGGTTAAAGGTCAAGGGCACGTGCCGGGATCATGGCTTCAATGTCAGGCAATGGCAGCATGTCGCCTGGTGGCTGCCGCAGCGCCTGTTCAAGCGCCACACCCTGGGCCTGCACGCTATTGGCGGCAAGCTGCTTTTCAACCTTCAGGATGCGTTCAGCAACCTGGTCTGCTATGTGCTGTTTTGGAAATCTCATTGTTCTAGCGCCCTTTTGACTCTAGGATTGGTTTCTGCCATTTCTTCAAGTGACCTGGGTGGTGGTGAATCCTTGCCAATGCCCAGCCAGTTGGTGAAGTTGCCCCAAGCATACTTGGCATTCAGTTTGATGCCTTCATCAGTGTAAGGGAAGATGGCATCACGTGCTGCCCTTTCAATGTCTTCAGTGGGTGCTGTCGCCACGTTCTTCAGCGGTCCAGGCACTGAAGCAGGCACGCTGCTGACAATGCGGAAGTTGTCACGATACTTGGCAGGCAGTTCAGCATCATCTGCCATGTCTGCATACCTGGCTTCCCTGGCAAGCTGATATTCAGATGCATTGCCCCTGATGTTCATAAGCAGGCCCATCAGTTCCTGCCGCTGTTCCGGCAGCATGGTCTGACCACTGCGGGCCTTTTCCATGAACACATTGGCCTTGTCCCAGATGCTGCCCAGGGCACCCACTGCTTCAGCTTCTTCCTGGCGCACCACACCTGTTGGGTCAAGCGCTTTGTTGATCAGGATGCCAGCAGCCCACAGGTCTGAAGGTGTGCCATTTTCCAGGGCAGTCAGTGCGTCCTGGGTGGCCCGCATTACATCTTCATAGCCTGCTGATTCAGCCCTGAAGTCATCATTCATGGCTTTGAAGCGGGTGTATTGCTGGTCATCCAGGTCACGCTTTAACTGTGCATCAGCCGCTTCTGCTGTGATGCGCTGTTCTTCCTGGCGCACTGTGTATTGGTTCAGCCTGTCATTTGCTGCTGACAGCATCTGTGCGCCCTGGCTTTGCAGTTCAGGTGACGCTGAAGCCATCATCTGCATGGCAGCATCAAATTCAGTCTGCATGGCTGACAGTTGTTCCAGGTCATTGTCATTGGTGGCAGTCAATGCCAAGCGGTCAATCTGGTCATAGAACACCTTGCTGGTTTCACGCATGGCACCAGTGTCAGCCAGGTATTCATCAATGGCTGCCTGCTGTTCCTGCTTGCCCAGGATGCCCTGCGCCAAGCCCATCAACAGGCCACCCACAGGCCCAAGAACCCAGCCCGCTGCCACTGCTGTGGCTATGCCTTCAGGCCATGCAAAGTCAGCTTCATCCTGACCCTGCATGATGAAGTCATGCCTGGCTTCACGCAGCTTGGCGGCATTGGACACGTCATCTGCTGCGTCATTCTGCAAGGCTAGCAGGCTTTCAAGTTCCTGTGCTGCTTTGTTAGGCATTTAACAAACCCTCATAATTGACCAGGTCAAAGCCATCTTCATCCTGGCTGACAAATTCAGCAGGTACTTCATCCGACATGACACCCTGGGACCAGGTGCCCCAGATGTACTGGAAGACATACCAGGGATGACCGGCAATGGTGCCCACCCGCTGAATGTGTTGCTTCAGCCTGCGGTCAGAACTGATGCCCACACTGGCGCTGCTTGACTTGGACTTGGCAGACGATTCACCAAACGATTCAGACCAGGCTGCCGCCCAATCCGCTGAAGCACTTTGGCTGCTGCCCAGGACAGTTGGCCCGCCCAGGATGGCTGACAAGCGCTCATAGGGTGCCATGCCCGCACTGAAGCCCCGATCTGCCACACCCATCAGCGTGCCCATGCCTGCAAAGGCTGTCTGTGCGCCGCTGATAGCGTTTCCAGCCAGGTTTGATGCTGCCATGTCCCTGGCTGCTATATCGCCCGCACGCAGCGCTGTGGCTCCCCTGGTGAACTGATTGCCCACTTCCCGCATGGCTGCGCCCTGGGCCACACCCTGGCGGCCACCACCCAGGGCACCCCCGCTGACTGATTGGCTGGTAATGCCTGGCAGCAGTTCTTCATTGAAGAAGTTGCCCAGGTCTTCCTGTAGCAAGTCAATCTGCTGCTGCAATACCGGGTTCTCCCCGGTCAGCCTGTCCTGCAAGTAGGCAGTGCCCGCATCCCCACCAATGGCACCCATGAAGTCCATGCCGCTGCCAAATAGCTGATTGGCTGCGTCTGTGAGCATGGAAGGGTCAAGCCCTGCCGCTGCCCCTTCAGCACCACCAAACATGCGGGCAAAAATGTCTTCAAAGGCAATGCGCTGATCTGATTGTGATGCGCTGACACCACCACTGTCTGACCTGCTTTTTGCTTCTTCATAGCTGGATGAAGAACTTGAAGATGATGACTTGCTTGCGCTGAATCCAAACATATTTAACCCCTAGTAAGTCCACACCCTGGGCCTGCCATGTGCGGGCGGCAGGTCATCCAGGTGAATGAAGCGCTTTTCATACGGACCCTTTTGATTGATACCAATGCCGGTCATCCAGCCACCCAGCACACACTGCTGAACCAGGTGGAAGGCATCTTCACCTGACACCAGCACATCAGCAGCCCTGCCTGTGGTGTGTGGCCCATCAAAGCCTGTGCTGCTGATGCGTTTATTATACGCGGGACACCTATAACCGGAAGTGATGATCATAGCCTTGCCGCTGCGCTCCCGCAGTTGATCCAGCTTGGCAATGAATTCAGTATCCATTTCCTTGCCATCACTGCGGCAGTCACCACACCTGCAAGCAAATTCAGCAGGCTTGAAGTGCTTGATTTCTGCCCAGCTAATCACCGAATGACCCCCGCAGGCTGTTGCGCGGTTTTGGCATACGCTGCTTGACGTTCATCTGCTCGGCAGTGCGCCTGGTGATTGCAATATATGCCTGGCTGGTTGGCAGTTGCAAAGTGCCTGCGCTAAGTGCTGCAAGGGTGTCATCATCCAGTTCATCAGGCATATACGCCAATTCAGCAATGGGCGCTTCCCAATTTGCAGGTGAACTTAGGGTGGCTTCACCAATCCAAAGTTTTGTAAATGACCATGACTTGGTGGTGTCACAGGTAAGGTCAGCAGATATTTTGGTGCCACCATTAAAGTGTGCCGCATTATCTTGGAAGAACCTGGTAGCCACCTTGAATTCTTCTAATGGGCTAGTCACTGCGCCGCCACAGGTCATGGGATTGCCGGTATATCCCCCATTGGTGAATGTCATGGTGATGCCACCATTGTTGATGTAGTGGGGTAGCCTTTGGGTGGTGCTGTTACTAGAACATTGCACAAGGCCAAAGTCATTCAGGGTGCCACCACCTTCTGCACCACCTGAAAACAGTGCGTGCATAAACCAGGAACCTGTGCCATCTTCATTCAGCCATGACACATCTGATGAATACAGTTGATCTGTGTTGCGCGTGGCAGTGGTGCCTTCTGTGAAAATTACGCTGGAAGGGAAGCGCGATTTTTCAAGCTGGGCACCCCACAAAAAGATTGAAGATGTGCCATCCCTGGGTAAGCTGATGGTGCCGCCTTCAGCCACATCAATTTCAAAGTTGCCAGTGGTATCAACTGCATCAGCAGTGAAGGTGGCCCAGCATCTGTAAACCCCATCACCATAGTCAAGGGTGCCAGCCCTTAGAATGTTGGCACCAGATGCCCCAATGCTTCCATCTGTAAGGTCAAAGAATTGGGTGTTGACTCCAACATTGTTGGCAAAGTCAAAACGCACCTGGTCAGACCCATCAGCTTTGACAAAGCAGGACATGCAATAAATTTGGTTGACTTCTACTGTCTTGCCATTTTGGGTTACTGCAATGACACCTGACCCACCACCATTATCATCTATAAGTTGATCCATTGTGGCAGCGCCACCCGGACCTGCTGACTGGTCAGTGTTGATGACCGCATTGCTGCCAGGTGTCCAGGTGGTGCCAAAATCAGTGTTATACAGCAGGATGTTTGTCTTTGTCTTTTCAGGAAGATAACCGCGACAGACACCATTTACATCATGTTCATATCGTTCCACACCAGTGGCAGCGCTTTTGATCAGTGTGTCACTGTCCCTGTAAGTGGCAGCAGTTGCCCTGGTCAGCACAGGCAAAGGCCCGCGCCTGGGTTGCAGTGTTTTATCTACTGCAAAGTTGTAATGCATGGTTGGGTTGAGATTCATACAAACTCCCTGGGCTGCCATCCAAAGGGCAGGTTCACATCTGTGATGATTCCATCAGGCATGTACTGGTCAAGCGTGTCAGGTATGTCATACATCACCTGGCCCTGGTCATCCAGCAGTTGACTGCCATCAGGCAGCCATGCGCCCAGCATCTGCGTGCCAGGGAATTCCTGCCGGAAGGCATTGACCTGGGCATTGATTGCCCCATCACGTTCATCAAGGATGACACTCCAAAGGTGCCAGGACTGCGGGCCTGATGTGCGCACTGCATACATGGGCTGAACCACATCAGGATCAAGCTGCCCATCAACAAAGGCAGCCGCAGGGCCAACATTGTCTTCAGTGCCCCTGCGGTTGTTCAGTTCATTGTGGTCATCTTCAGGGATGCCCAGCCACACATTCACATAGGTCACTTGATAAACTCCCTGCCGCTTCCAAAGCCATCAATTTCATAGTGTATATCAAACTCCAACAGCCGCACATCAGCCCCATAGGTGTCAGCCGCATCACCCCCAATGCGTGACAGCTTGATCAGCAGCATGTCAGACAGTTCATTGCCTACCATGTCAATCCAATCAAAGGCACTGATCAGGTGTTCATCTGCCGTGTTGTTGTCAGGCGTGCCTGGCACAGTGCTGGTGGTTGACAGGGTGGTGAAGGCAGCATCCATGACTGCGGCAATGGGTGCCTTCTTATAGTCCAGTTGCCAGTAAACATTGCCAGCCGCTGATGTGGTCTTCTGCCAATGCACATGCGGGTGAATCTCGGTTCCTTCCCGCCAGGGGTGGGGCATCTGTACCTGGAAGAAAAGCACTTCTGTGCTGGCAGCATCAAACAGCCAGCCACCATTGGTGGTGTCATAGTCAGGATCAGATGCCAGCCCTGGTGGATTGGCTGCCGCTGCCGGGAAGCGCAGGTCATCCCACAATGGATTTTTCACATTGATCAGGTCAGCTATGCGCTTCAGTTCATCATCAAGGAAGTCACGCATCTGCTGACTGACTTCAGCAGGCACTGGCCTGGGTTGATAGTCAATGCTGCCGGTCATCAGAAGTAACCCCGCATTTCCAGTTCCAGGTCAAGCCCTGTGATCTTCCATACATCACTGCCATTGCTGGTGACTTCAATGCTGATGTAGCGCCCCTGGGCAAACAGGTTGACCACCTGTTCAGGGTCAGTGACTGTCACTGCTGATGACCAGGTGATGGTGTCATTGGGTGACATTTGCCCGCCTGCCCTGAAGGTCAGGCTGCCGTATTGCGCTGCTGCTTGCAGATGGATGCGGCGCAGGAACTTCACCCTGGCACTGTCACCAAAGTCCATTGAATACTTGGCAAGGGTTGCGCTGACTGTTTCCGCATCATCCACGTCCTGCTGATCCATTTCATCAGTGTGGATGAACACCATGCTGTCGCGTGCTGCCGCCAGGGTGGAACTGGCCCAGGCGCCCACAGCATCAGCCCAGAATTCTGTGCGGTCTGCCCAGGTGTTGCTTTCAGCCTGGTCATTCACAAAGCCCACAGGGGCATGTGTCAGGTTGGGCAGGTCACGCACACCAAAGCTGTCCAGTTCCACGTTATAGACCAGGGCAGTGTTGCAGAACTCCGAACCGGATGCTGGGAAGCCAATGATGACTTCATGTTCTGCACGATTGTAGGCACAAAAGGTGTTGGGATAGTTGGACTGATCCAACTGGTTGAAGAACCAATCCTTGACCCTGGCTTCACCCAAGCTGCGCCTGCTGCTGCCATCGGTCAGGACAATGTCACCGTCAGACACAACCAGGTGCATCCCGTTCACGTCACAGACACTGCGCCTGGTCAGTGCGCCTGACGTGCTTTGCACCTTGCGGAAGTTGTACACGTTATTGCCACCCACATAGACTGCCTGATAGGTCGCTGACCGCTTGTAAATCATCAGGCTGTCACGCATAGGGTAGGCACAAATAAGCCCGCCAGGACTGTCTGCCAGTTCCACGTCACCTGCTTCATTGCCTGCTGCGGGTGTCCAACTGTCTGGGATGGTTCCAGGTTCTGCTGCGTCTGACCACTTGACCAGGTTGTTGAAGTCACCACCTGGGCCTGAAATGTCCAGGGCAAAGATGTGATACAGGAAGCAGGTGATGAAGCCACAGGATTCTGTTGCGGTCCAATCCGTCAGGGTTGCCAGGTTGCCAGGCCCAGCCCAGAACACAGGTTCATCAGCCCCATTGTTGATGATGGGCACACCATTCAAGACACTGCTGCTGAAGTCCACAGGGTTGTTGACTGTCTGCAACAGGGCATTGTCACATTGGGTGGCATTCGCACCTTCTATGTACCAGGCAGTGCCATCTTCTTCAAACAACAGCCAGTAATTGGTGCCGCTGTTTTCCACGTTCAGTGCGTGCATCAACTGACCAGGGGCGGCAGTTGCCAGGGCAGTGCCATAGACAGACCTGCTGCCAGGGATGCGCTGCGTGAAGCCACCCCTGACAATGACATTGTCCATCAGGGTGAAGAAGTCAGGCCCAACTTCATGGGCAGGCACATCACTGATGAATCCCCTGGTGGGACGCAGGCTAACGGTCTGCTTTGGATAACTCATATTTCAGTTTCCGCATTGCCGCGATAGTAGCCAGTGGCAATGATGTTGGTGCCGCCTGAATCGGTTGCAATCTCAATTTTCAGCGTGCCCCTGGAAAAGTCAAAGCCTGGCCCAGCCTGCCACAGCCAAGAACGGGTGCTTGCCAGGCTGTGCCAGGTGTTCAATGCAGGCCCGCTGTCAGGATCGCTGTCAGCATGGTTGGTGGCGCGTATATAGTAGGTCTGGTCAGGCGTGCTGTGGGTGGTTTCGCCTGGCTGTCCATACCATTCAGGTTCATTGTAGGCATTGCCCGATATTTTCACCAAGTCACCATTGGATTGAAATGACCAGCCTGCATTGGCAATGCCTGGATCAATTTCAAAGTCACTGTCAATATTGGGGCTGGCTGAAATGCCTGACAGGATCACCCTGGTGTTAGCGAAAAACTGCTTCCATACACCACCCACTTTGACATAGGCATTGGTGACTTCCTTCCAGGTGCCGCCAACCTTTGTATGCAGTTTGTTGACGCGCTTCCAGGCACCACTGACCCTGGTGTGCATGTCCATTCTAGGCTTCCCGTTCTAGCCAAATGTCGCCATTAGAACCACCTGATGGGGCACTGGTGCTGACGTAGATCTCACCACTAGGCAGGGTGCCATCATTGTGATTCAGCATAGGCTTGCCTTCTACTTCCACCTGGCCTGCACTACCCCTGGTCAGGGTGGTATCGGATGCGTGCCCAAGTTCAATGTCAGCCACCTGCGGGCCTGTGGTGAAGTTCCACTGACCGCTGATGGTTTCAGCCGCTGACTTGTCAACCAGATTGGCTGCCAGGACACCATCATAAGATGTGGCAGTCATGGCACCACCCACCAGGTTGGTGAATGTCCAGGTGCCAGTGATGGTTTCAGCCGCGCCTTTGTCCACCAGGTCAGCCGCTGCAATACCATCATAGGTGGTGGCAGCGATCGCGGCAGCAGTCAGCGTGCCAGTGAAGGTGGGGCTGGCTGACAGTGCCAGGTTGCCAGTGCCAGTGGTGCCAGTGACACCCACCAGATAATTGCCTTCAGTGGGTGTGAAGTTCACAGCCGCATTGATGTTGGGCCAGGATTGCTGCACACATTTCTTGATCAGACGCAGGTGATCGTCACCCTGGCTGACAGGGTCTGTGGCATTGACCGGGTTGGATGGGTTCAGGTCATCGATGTAATCGCCAGTTTCAAGTGCCATTAGTAACTACTCCCGCCCGCAAAGTTATAGGAAGGCGCAACATTCGCGCCACCAATTTCCCGCGCCATCTGTTCATTCAGGTCACTGACAATCTGGTCAAACATCTGCGCTTCATCAATCATTAGCTGCCTGTCCTGGGTGTGGTTGTATAGGAAGGCTTTGGACCCTGACATATACAATGTTTCATGGTCAGTCAGAAGGTCATTTTCATCACCGTCTGCACTGAAGGGTGCAGGCGTGCCCATGTAGGTCAGGTCAAACACGTCAGCAGTGCCAGGCACACCCCTGAATTCAATGGTGCCATCACCATACTGACAGTATTGCACCACATCAGTGGTGGCTTCCAAGCGCCTGATTTGACCAGGTGCCACCCTGATGATGCCATCACCCTGCCGCCCCTGAAGGCGCAGGCTGCGAATCTCCAGCAGTCTGCCTGGCACATTGTAGACACCATCACTGACCCGGTCTGAATCGGTCAGGGTAGTGGTCAGAAGGTAGGCACGCAGTTCCCGCCTGATCAGTCCTTCACACTGACGCACGAATCGCGCCACATGGGTGGACAGGTCTGGCCTGTGCGTGTCATCAAGAATAGCCTGCTTCAGTTCACCGTAATTCATTTAATGATGATCCCCTTCTGTGATCGCTTCACCTGGTTGGGTGTCCTGGTCACAAGGTACTTTTCACCCACAGGCGAATTGCGCAACTTCTTCCAGGCAGCCAGCCTGACTGCGTGATCCTTGCTGACCAGGTTGGGATAAATTCGGGCCAACACTTTCATGTCTTGTGTTGGGATGCGGAAGACCACTTCACCATCTTCCAGCTTGCGTGGGGTGGGCAGGCGCTTGTCTCTGACTGCATGGTTAGCGTCAAGGATTATTTTTCTGTCGCTCATATCGCCCCTAAGTTGTGACCAGGTGAGGCGGGAAGGTGCCCCACCCGGTCACTGTGCCGCGCCAGTATTAACTAGCGGTCACTGCTGCGGTGTGATCAATGTCTGCGATCATGGCATGTGCATCTTCGCGGAAACATTTGGTCATCCAGGTTGTGGACAGCATACGCATGTCACTGTGTCCGGTCTTGCCCAGCACATCATTGCGATAGCCACCCAGGTATGAAAGGCCCAGGTAGGCAGGGTCAAGGATGAACACGTCAGCCGCTGTTGCAGTGTTGTACTTCTGCTGCAAGCGGTTATCCACCAGTGACAGGCTGATGCCAAAGTCAGACAGCACCACTGTGATCCAGCCCTGTGCTGACTGCGTCTGCGGGCTGACACCCTGCACGTTCGCAGTTGGCGCGGCGCGGTACGGATCACCACCACTGCCAAACAGGAACGTGTTGATGGCTTTGATCACTGCGGGAATGGACATCAGCACAGATGGGTAGCCACCTGCTTCATAGACTTCCTGAATGCGGTCACGCACATTCGTCCAGGTCAATGCCCTGATGGTTCCTTCAGTGGGTGCATCCACCACTTTGGTGCTGGTGTTGAAGCCACCCGCTGACCCGGTTGCGCCAAAGTCAGTATTGGTAGCAATCCAGGCACCCAGTCCTGCGGTCTTGCCTGCTGTGCTGTTGCCATCATCAGCAACAGATGCCTGGCGGCCAGTTGCAATGGCTTCCACATCACGGCGCAGGTCAAGCAAGCGCTTTGCGGTCTGGTATGCCATGCGACCAACCGACCCAATACTGTCAATGGCTTCAGACACATGCGAAATGCGCACAGTCTTGTCACTGATCTGCTGCCGGTTGCCAACACGCACACCCAGCTTGGTGTCATTGCCAGATGCGTCACTGCCATCCACCACTGCATTGCTGGTGTCCACAGCGGTCAGGTCATCTTCAGTCCATTCTGAATAGGGTGCTGAATGTGACCCGCTGCGCACCATGTCAGTGAATGGTGTGGGGATGCCTTCATCAAGGTTGTAGACCGTGTCCATCACGTCTTCACGGATCAGACCAGGTGCTGCCAGTGCTGCCGCTAAATCAGCAGCGTCAAGGTTTGCGGTACTCATAAGCGAGATTCCTTAATCAACATTAGAGAAAACAGATTCCAGCTTGTCACGATAGTTGCCCCTATCAACTCCCGCCAGGGGCTGTTTCTGAGGTGCCTTCCTTGCCGGTTTTGACCGGGTGGAAGGGTCAGGCTTCCCAGCCTTGACAGCAGCCAGTGCTTTCCTGATGCGCTGTTCACGCAGATAGTTGTCCCTGATGTATTTGACTTGCCTATGGTCAGCAACACGTTCCAGATGGTCAACCGGGTAGCCATACTGCTTCAGATGGTCACTCATGCCTTCCATGTCTGCTTTGCGTGTATCTGCGTCAACCCATTCAGGTATCACTTGCAGGGTGCGTTCGCGTTCCAGCTTCATCTGGGCTGCGTGCTTGTCCCTGATCTTCTGCATGACTTCAGGCGCGATAGCCTTTTCAGGAAGTGCCTGCATGATTTCACGCAGTTCTTCCTGGGCCTGTAGCATGTCAGCTTCTGACTTTGTCTTGCGTTCCTCAAATTCAATTTCGCGCAAGGCCAAATCATCCTGCTTGGCATAGTGGTCTTTCAGGTTTTCAATGGTCACAGGTGTGCCATCTTCTGCCTGGCTGACTTCCAAGCCATACAGGTCATCCAGTTCCAAGCCTAGCTGCCCAGCCAGGTCATTGAACTTGGTGATGGTGCCTTGTTCCTGGCTCCCGCCTTCAGCACCTTCAGGCCCGCCAGGGCCAGGTTCTTCTTCAGCCAGCAGTTCACCCAGGTGTTCAATGCCTGGTTCTGCTGCTTCAATCGTTTCGGCTCCCGCCTGATTCTCTGATTGCATCGTCAATAGCTCCCGCTAGTTCATCCAACTGGCGCAATGCTTGCCACTGTTCTTCACGCTCCCGCGTATCAGTGCTGTTGCGCCAGGTTTCATAAATCGTGTCACGCCTGGTTTCCAGAATTTCCGGCAGCAGTCTGTTCCGCGCCAGTTCCCGCGCTGCCGTTTGTCTTTCCTGTTTGTTCATTGGCTTCCTTCCTAGCCTTTGCCAAGTCCACTGTGGCGCTGCCCACAATCTTGGCTTCTTCTACTTCCACACCCAGGATTTCTGCAAAATACTTGAATTGCAGGTCACTATCCTGACGATACTTTTCAAAGGCCAGGCGCATCTGTTCCAGGCCAAAGGCTTGCTGCATCAATGTCTTCTTCTGCATGTCAAGTTCAGCCGCTGACTTCTGCTTGTCTTGCAGCGCTGCCTGGGCGCGATCACTTTCAGGGTCAATGAAATACTGTTCAGGATTCTGCACTTCTGCCAGGCGTGCCCAATCCATCATGGCCCGGTTGAATCCATCCAGGTCAACCATGACTTTATCCATGCCCCGGTCAGCCAGCATCATCTGCGCATTGATCACTTCAGACATTGCCTGCACCCTGCGGGCACGTTCCCCTGGCGACATGCCAGGCTTCACTGTGACGTTCTGACGTTCCGGCCAGGTGGCTGGCTGAACATACTGCCACTTGCCATTGCGCTTGATGGGCACAGGTTCATCAAAGTATTCACGCAGCGTGCGATGTGCCAGCAGGAACACGTCCCTGATCAGCGTGCTTGCAATGGTCTTCATCATGGCAGCGCTTAACTGTTCCGCAACACTGTAGGCTTTTTCCAAGCCCTGGCTGCCCATCCTGTCACCACCAATCTGCATCTGGGCTGTCTGCAAGTCCAGGGCAGCGCCGCCCATTTCACTGCGTTCCCTGGCAGTGCTTTCCAGGTTTGCCAGGATGTTGCCACTGGTGTCAGGCACAGCCAAAGCCATCAATGCCTGGCGTATGTCAGACACTGTGGGCTTGACCCTGACCATGTTATTGACGCGCCCATCAGTCACGTCATCCACATTGACCACACCATCAAAGCCAGCCAGCCTGTTCTTGGTGGTGGCATTGACGTTGTCAAGAAGTGCCCGCCGCAGGGCTGTGCGCATGTCCTGGTTCTGTTTCAGTTTGTCATACAGGCTGATGCCTGTGTGTCTGTGGGGGTTCAGGATGGCAGTGCCTGCGGCCAGGCGACAGAAGGGTGTGGGCTTATCTTCCAAGATAACCCCATCAACATAGCTGATGCAGACCCTGTGCAATTCATCAATGCCATCACCACCATCCACCCTGACATAGACTTCATACCATTCAACCATGTCCTGGCTTGGGTCTATGGTCTGGGTGGGCTTCTTCACATTGCGCGGGTTGCGGGCATTGCTTTCAGCCTTCAGGTCATGCTTGTGTGCAGTCAGGCCCATGACCTTCTGCCTGGGAAAGCCCAGGGCAAGCAGGTCAGACCTGGAATCCAGGTGACGTTCAGCCACTATCGGGATGCCTTCCAGGGTGGGGTGGCACCATTCCGAATGGTAAAGGTAGTTTTCCAGGGGCACTGATTGCATGACAAATTCCCTAGTGGTCACTTCCACTGTGACATGCAGTTCCAGGGTGTCAGCGTCATACTTGTAATCCACCACTTCTTCAGGGGTGATCAGTTCAGCCAGGGCAGCAGGTTCCACATTGCCCAAGCGCCTGGTGCGCCTGGTGGTCTTGTCACAGGCTTCAATCTTGATGACACCATTGCGCAATAACAGCGCTTCCTTGATGGCTGACAGCAGTTCCAAGAAGCCATTTTCCCTGCCCATGACAAACCACTGCACAGCTTCTGATTCAAGCTGCGCCTGGTCTTCATCTTCAGGCCCGAATGGGTCAAAGTCACAGATGCGGTCACTGCTGAAGGCTTCCATCATCTGGGCAACTGTGGCTTCAACCATTGCCGACACGTCACCACTGACCACAGCGCTGCGGCCAATGACTTCATCACCCCTTTTTCTTTGGAAGTAATAATCAAGCGCCTGTTCACGCTGCTGGCTGACAGTGTCACCATCAAAGCCTTCACAATGAAGAAGCTGCTGCTTCAGCCTTTCAGCAAAAGTGGGTTGATCGCTCATAGTATCGTTCTCGCAATTTTGTCTTGCGTGCTGTAGTCAGGCGCTTCTGACCAGGTGTTCCCCTGGCTATAGTAATCCCATGCTGCCCAGGTTTCCAGCGCTTGGGCCAGTTGCATGTGCCATGAATCTGCTGGGTTTTCGCTGAAAACCAGGTCAGCAGTCTGGGCATCAAAGCGTTCCCTTCTGACGTATCCCGCCAGGGCATCCAGCAACAGTTCACACTTGTCTTTGTTGATGTGACAACTGTTCAGGAATGACGCAGTGGCACTGGTCACTTCAAACTGTCCATTGCGGTGATTCACGTCAGGGTATATGTCCAGGTCAGCCATTGGCCCAACCAGGTCATGCTGATAGGCATTGATCAAGTGCTTTTGAATCGGGAAGGGCTGCCGGTAGCATTCAGCCACTGCTTCACCCAGGGTGACAAAATCCCAGGTGCGGGCATCCAGAATGGTGGGCACTGCGCCTGGTTGCACATAGACGCATGACGCGAAGATGGGCAGGTCAAAATTCCACACAGCATAGACAGGCTTATTGGGATTCCACACTGCATGGTGCCTGGGTTCATCTTCGCGCAAGCGTTCCACCTGCTTGCCATAGATGGACCCTTCAGCCACTGCTTCAGGGTTGCAAAAGTATTCTTGCTGCAAGATGGCTTCAGGCATCCCACTGGCACGTTCAGATTCCATGTCCTTGTCAGTCAAGATGGGGTTGCCTTCAATGTCTGTGGTGCCGTGTATGTCACGCACGTCCACATACCATTCAGGGTTGTCCTTCAACTGCTGCACCATCTGCCAGGCATGGTTGCGGCCACGATAGGTGGTGATGAAGATAGCCCAACCATTGTTTTCCAGAATCATGGGCCTGATGTAATCCCAGGCGCGTGGATCACATAGCGCCCATTCGGAAAACACAGCACCCACAATGTTGGCACCCACCACCCGGTCATAGTTGTCACTACCCAGCAGTTGCCAGGTGCTGCCGTTCATCATTTCAATGAACATTTCAGTGTTGTTGCGATCTGCTTCAATGTCACCAAAGGCCACGTCAATGAAGCGCTGCCCCTTCTTGGGATCAACACCCTGCCACAGCGCACGCCTGGCCTGGATGTGCTTGGGGAAGAAATGCACATAAGCACCAATGCGCTTCTGACATTCCTGCCTGGCCTTTGACATGCTGAACACATCCTTGCCCGCACGTCTGTGCCAGATAAGAAGGTGCCGCTGAATCCCTGCCTGGAATTTGTCTTCCACTTTTTGCTGGTAGGGACGCAGCGGCCAGGGCCACCCTGTCAGCTTCTGGATGCTGTCAGCAGGTGGGGCTGATGCTGTGGTGCGCTTCTTCTTGCGCGTTCGTTTCTTTGTCATTCAAGGTCTTCCAGGTAATCAAGGAAGCGCTGCGGATACTTGCCAGCAATCTGTGCCCAGGTCTTCCCTGCGGGTGGTGCGCCAAGCTGGGCACGCAGCCAGGATTCAACCTTCTGCTGCCTGATTGCGCCTGTCTTTGATAGGAAGCGGCCACCAGGCCCGCGCCGCTGTTCTAGCTGATACTTGGCTTTAGAAATGAACCGGCCACGCGCATCCTTATAGATGCGGCGGCCAGTTCGGGTGATGATGGCTTGAACAGCCATCTAGGGTTCATGCTTGTCAGCGTAATCCCTGGGTGTGGCCTGCGGCCTTCTAGGTGGGTCAGCGATATAGTCACGGCGCTTGCGTGCCTGCCTGCGCTGATACAACCACCAGGCATAGTATCCAAACCCTTCCAGCACCAGGACAAATATCACACCTTGCCAAAATTCACTCATGTCTTCATTCCTTGTCAGGTGGGCACGTCCCTGTGCCCTGGGTTTGAGTCCCTAGTTTACTGCTTGATTGCTACGGTGAACAACTTGGGTGGGTTCTGTCCCGCCTTCTTCTTGCCGTATCCGTCAAAACGCACATACAGTTCTGGGCCTTCACCCGATTCTGCAATCTGGTCAAACAGGTCAACCAGGGCAGCCGATTCCCAAAGGGTGAACCGTTCCCCTGTCTTCTTCTGTGTGACTTCCATGCAGCGCCTGGTGGTCTTCTTCCTTCCAATGGTCATTTCAACTTCACGGACACCACCAGTGACCGGACCATGCAGCAGCTTGCCATGTTCTTCAGGTTTCCAGGTTGCAGCGTAACCACCACCAATCTGTTCAAACCCTTCAGGGATGCCTTCCCCTTGCGGCAATGCTTCTGCTGTGGCTGATGCTTTTGCGGGTGCCTTTTTCTTGGCTGCTTTCTTTTTGGCTGTCTTTGCCATGATTTACTTCCTCTTTTTAGAGTGATCAAAATGCACCTTGATGGGTGCGACCTTCAGAACCAGGTCACGCTTTTCAAACTTATTGGGCACGCGACCTTGTCTGACTGATATGCGCAAGGTGTTGGGTTTTTCCACCTGGTACTTGCGCCGATTGTGCATGACCAGTTCTTCAAGCACCTTTGGCCCGCCCTGGAATCCATGCGTGGCATATTTGGCGACATAGCGATCTGGTCTGACAAATGACTTGAATCCTTCCCCTGGCTGATCTGTATAAAGCAGGTAGCACTTATTGCGCAATAGGCACAATTCCATATCCTTGCCTTCTGACGTGATGCTGCCTAGTCCTGACTTGGGCGCGAAGGGGAAGGTGCCGTTCTTCGGGGAGTTTTTCGCGCCACAAAACACACCATCGGTGGCTGTGTGGATGGCTTGCGTGAAGTGTTCCAACTGATGCATAACTGCCCGCGTATGTCCCGTGATAAGTGAAGCCATGAAGGGATGATATAGCGGTCCCGGTTTACGGTGAATGTTGCCTTCTTCATCTTCTACGTCCCGCTGCTGGATGAACTTGCCATATAAGCTGTTCATCAAGACCTTGTATAAGAATCGGTGGATGGGATTTTCAGCTTCTGACTTCAGCCTGTAGAAGTCAGCCACATAGCGCTGCAAGGCAGTCTCATTGACCGGGTCTTTGTCAGCGTCATAGACATGCCCCATGATTTTGGTCAGCTTCACTTCATCAGTGCGCAGTGCTTCATTCAGTTCAAAGCCTGTGACCCACTGATTGGCAAAGCTGCCCCTGATGGGCTTCATGGCACGCTGATTGGATTCAAACAGGCTGGGCCAATGACATTCAGCCATGCTGCCGGTTATCTCATACACCCCAAAGTCAGGCACCTGCTTGACCTTCTTGCTGAACACCCTGGCTGCCGCAAACAGGTTGGGCTTGCTGAAGGCAGGCAGTTGCGTCATGGCATGGGGATAGGCGCTTGATAAATCCCAGGCATCTATGTGGCTGTGCCAGGCAGGTGCTGCGCCAGGATATACGTTGTTTTTCCCACCATGATACGCAGCCCTGGCACCAACAATGATGCGCGGGCCTGTGTTGTAGATAGGGGCAGCTTCATTGATGTAATGCTGTTGGAAGATATTAGCAGCCATGTTTGCGACACTGATTGACTGCCGCAGGTCAAAGGTGTGGTGCATTTCATCTATTGCGATTCCCAGGTAATAAGCCACTTCAGCGTCACGCATGGCATATTCAATGAACTCCATGTCATCTTCATCAAAGCGCTTGGTGCCCAGCCCCTTTGGTGTGGGCAGCTTGGGCAGGTCAGGGCAGACCAGCTTGGCAGCTTTTGCCAGGGATGACCTGAACCACCCATAGCTGTCAACAATGGTGATGGATGCGTCACCCTTGCGCATTCGGCAAAAGGTTGGCGTGCCATAGATGCCTTCAATCGTCCAGTTGTCATAGGTGAAGCTGAAGTTGCCATCTGACTTCTTCACCAATTCCCTGGCACGCGGATAGAACAGGGAAAGCATGTCAAACTTCAGGTTGTGCCCATAGATGACGTATTCACCAAAGCGGCAATACTTTGCCAGGTGCCGCAGGCATTCCTGGGTGACATTGCCTTCAGTGACAAACAGGCAAGCATTGATGGCAGGCATCTGTTCACTATAGAACTGCGCCGTGATTGGCGGGCCTTCCATCGTTTCTGTGTCAAAACCAATTATCGTGGGCATGGCATAGCCTATGTTTCTTAATCGTCTAGTGAAAACCCTGCGATAGTATCCAGGTATAAATTCCGTCCGGTCCACCCTTCTGCATCCTGTTCACGTTCATCCTGGCTGCGCATGTCAATGATGAAGCCTTTGCCTTCTTTTGCCAGCTTCTTGTGCGATACCGCAGCTTGTGTGGGTTCCAGGTGCCACCCTGCAATGCCTGTGGGTGTGTAGTTCATGTCACCTGTGTAATGACGCACTGCATGGACCCAGCGCCAAAGCTGTTCTGCTTCAATCAGGGTCATGGCAACACGTCGCCACTGTGTCAGGGTGATCGGCAGCCTTCCCCACTGATCGCAGGGAATAGGACAAAGCACAGGCTTCTTGATGATCATGCCATCACCCTGGTTGTTGTCATACCAGGTGACAGCCATGATGCGATTGGTGGCCTTGATGCCTGGATCATGCCAGTCAGACATGAAGCCATCTTCTTCTAGTGTGTAGGCACCAGGTTGCAGTTGCGCATAAAGGTCATACTGCCATTCATCATCACGTTCATGCACCACACCTTCTGATGGCAGCCACTTCTTATCTTCATAGCCTGTCTGTTCAAGGAAGAACCTGATGCGTGCAGTCACAGCATCCAGGCAGCGATTGATGCGCTGATATTGTTTAGGTGTTCTGCCTGGGCATGGATTGCAGGCCAGGGCATGTGCAGCAGCTTTGCGTTCTGCTTCCTTCTTACTTAGGAAGGGTTGCATTAGATCACTCTCCAACTAGGACCGACAAAGATACACCCATGACCATGACCGTGCAACATAGCCACAATCGGACATGCATTAACAAGTGTAATGTGTGCATCAAGTGTAACGTGTT